AGGAAGTCCCTCTCTTGGTTTAGCATCTTATGATTCTGCCAAAAGATATATTAAATTAATTCAAGATTTTTTCCAACCAGAAAAAAGTATTACATTTAGTAAAGTAACAAACCGATTACACATTATTGGTACAAAGGCAGATTTGCGTGTAGGACAATACATGGTAATTGAAGCCTTTGTTCTTTTAGACCCGGATAAATATACTGAAATTTATAACGACCGTCTATTAAGAAAATACATAATAGCACTCATTAAAAGACAATGGGGAGCAAATATGGCAAAATATGACGGCGTTCAGCTCCCTGGCGGTATCACGCTCAAGGGAGCAGCAATATATCAAGAAGCGCAAGCAGAGATTCAAGCAATTGAAATGGAACTCTTGACTTCTTATGAATTGCCTATAGATTTTATGGTAGGATAATATGGCAGTAAATCCCTTTTTTAAAGATTATAAAGGTGAGCAAGATTTAGTCGATGAATTGACTATAGAGACTATACAAGCTACCGGAAGGGATATGCTGTATATACCAAGAGAGTTTGTAAATTTAGATGAATTATTTGGAGAAGATGTTCAAAATAAATTTAAAAATGCATACTCAATTGAAATGTATATCAAAAATATTTATGACTTTGACGGTCAAAATGATGTAGTTAGTAAGTTTGGTATTAACATTACAAATAGAATAACCCTTGTAGTATCAAAAACAAGATTTAAACAAGAGGTCACAAGAAGACATGCAAATATACTTTTTCCGAGGAGCGGAGATTTAATTTATTTTCCTTTATCTGATTCGCTATTTGAAATAAATGAAGTAGATGCAAAAGATCCATTTTATCAATTTGGAAAACTAACAACATTTACTTTATTCTGTGAGTTGTTTACTTATAACAACGAAACAATTGATACGGGTTGGCCTGGGTTGGATAGAATTGAAACAGATAGAAAACAATACGCAATTAAAATGTTGGTTGGAATCACAGCACAAGATTCAAATTATAAAACATATAAACTGGGAGAAAATGCCTATCAAGTTGCTGGAATATCAGGAGCAACAGGACAATTTAATAATGCAACCGCGTATGGTGTTGTTCTTGATTATGTTCTAGGGACAACTTATAACACATTGTATCTTGGAAATGTTGAGGGAACCTTTAATACAGGAACAAATGAAACTATTATTGGTCAAACAACAAATGCAGTGCATTCTATTATAAACACAAGCATTTCTAATGTGGTTCTTGAAATAGATCCGCAAACGGGTGCAACTGCAAGTAAAGATAATGATTTAATACAAAAATCATCTCTTTCTATATTTGATTTTACAGAAACAGATCCATTCTCAGAAGGTAAATACTAATGTTTGGAATAGAAAGTAGTTATTACAATCAATCTATAAGAAAGTTGGTTATTGCTTTTGGTTCGTTGTTTAATCAACTTTATATTTGTAAATTTGATCAAAATGATGTTGTATTAGAAAAAACTAGAGTTCCAATTACATATGGTCCAAAAGAAAAATTTGTCAGAAAATTAAAAGAAGACAGTCAAATTACAGATAATCATAGTGTACAAATAACACTTCCTCGTTTGGGATTTGATATTACAAGTATGATTTATGATCCTTTAAGAAAAATAAATAAATTACAAAGATCAACAAAAGTGCAGAATAGTATTGAATACGGTACATGGTCAGGAGTACCATACACCATAAATTTTGGTTTATATGTTTTTACTAGAAACATAACAGATAATTTACAAATAATTGAACAAATTCTTCCACAATTTTCTCCAGATTTTCCTGTTACTTTAAATTTTAATATACTCTCGGAAAAAGTTGATGTTCCAATAATATTAAATTCAGTAAATACTACAGAAGATTATGAAGGAGATTACTCCACTAGAAGATTGATTACAACGGTATTTGATTTTAGTGCAAAGTTTTACATATACGGTCAAATAAAAGAAAAAATGCCCGGAAAAAGTATAGAAACTGTTGATATAGATTTCTTTGATTTATTTAAAGGATCTACCGCAAGTACAAGTAACTTTGTTAGCAGTTTTGGTTGGACAGGTGATTCAACAACAGGAAGTGCAACTTCAACAAATGGAAACAATTCAGTATGAGGTGAAAAATGTCCAATGAAAATATATCAAAAGCATTAGAAATAGATTATGAATCAAAACCAAAAGAAATAGTTGTAGATAAAAAACAACTTGAAGAAATTAAAAAACAACAAAGAGAAACTTTATTAAATACAGACTTTAATACTGCTCGTGATAATTTAAAAGATTTAATAAATACTGGTTTTGATGCTGTAGACGGAATAATGAAAGTTGCTACTGCGGGAGATCATCCAAGAGCATACGAAGTTGCTGCACTACTTATGAAAACTGTTAGTGAAATGAATAAAGATTTGATTGATATTCATAAACAGACAAATGAAGCAGAAAAACAAAATGTTACTGTAAACAATACAACTAACAATTCAATATATGTTGGATCTACTACAGATTTACAAAATTTGTTAAATCAGTCTCGAAGTCAATTTAAATCTTCAGATGAAATAGTAGATGCGGAGGAAGACGATGCCGAGTAAATATAATAAAAAGGGTTATCTTGGCAACAAAAATTTAAAACCAGTTGGTGTTAATATTGATTTCACCAAAGAGCAAATTGAGGAATATTTAAAATGTGCAAATGATCCTTTGTATTTTTCTAAAAAATATATTAAAGTTGTATCTCTAGATAAAGGTGTAGTTCCATTTGTTCCTTATGATTATCAAGAAAAAATAATTGATACGGTATCAAAAAACAGATATGTAATTTGTAAATTGCCTAGACAGTCAGGTAAGACTACCACAGTTGGTCCTGGTCATTTACTAAGAGAAGCATTATTTAAACAAAATATGAATATTGCCATTCTTGCAAACAAACAAACTGCTGCAAGAGAAGTTTTAAATAGAATTAAAATGGCATATGAATACCTTCCTATTTGGATGCAACAAGGTGTAAAGGAGTGGAATAAAAATTCAATTGAATTAGAGAACGGATCTAAAATTATTGCAGCAGCAACAAGTTCAAGTGCAATTCGTGGTGGATCATTTAATATAATTTTATTGGACGAGTTCGCCCATGTGCCCACAAGCGTATCCGAAGAATTTTTTAGTTCCGTTTATCCGACAGTCAGCGCAGGAAAAACAACACAAGTTATAATCATTTCAACACCAAATGGTTTGAATATGTTTTATCAATTTTGGAAAGGTGCTATCAATAAACAAAACGAATATGTTCCAATTGAAGTACACTGGAGTCAAGTTCCCGAATACCCCGGTGGTCCTCTGAGAAACGAGGAGTGGAAAAAAAGAACAATTCAAAATACATCAGAGCGGCAGTTTTTACAAGAATTTGAATGTGATTTCGTTGGGTCTAGCAATACTTTAATTGCTTCATCTAAATTAAATACTTTATTGTATAGACCACCATTAATAAGGAATAAAGACGGATTTTGGATCTATGAAGAACCAATAAAAATGAGTTCGGATTCTGAAGAAAAAGATATAAAAAAAGATCATGTCTATTTTATGACAATTGATACTTCCCGTGGACAAGGTAAGGATTATAGTGCAATAGTCGTGGTAGATGTAACTCAGACTCCATATAAAATAGTAGCAAAGTATAGAAACAACATAGTTTCTCCTTTAGTTTTGCCTTCAATTGCACGATCAATAGGCAAAAAATATAATGATGCCTATTGTTTGGTAGAAATTAATGACATAGGTGGTCAGGTGGCAGATATTTTACACAGAGATTTAGAATATGAAAATCTTATAAAAGTAAACTCATTAGGCAGAAAAGGTCAAGTTTTGACTGAGTTTGGTACTCGTAACCAACAAATGGGATTGAGAACAACTACTGTTGTAAAAAAGATTGGTTGTTCAGTTTTAAAAAATTTAATTGAACAGGATAAATTATTAATTGAAGATATAGACATAATTGACGAATTAACTACCTTTATTGCTAAAAGAAACAGTTTTGAAGCGGATGATGGTCACAATGATGATTTGGTAATGTGTTTGGTTTTCTTTGCTTGGGCAACCAGACAAGATTTTTTCAAAAATTTAACAGATTTAGACATTCGTTTAGATATGTACAAACAAGAAATAGAAAAAATAGAATCTGATATTTTACCATTTGGTTTTTTTGATGATGGAACAAAAGAGGCAGAAAAATCAGAAAAAATAGGAGAGGATTATTGGTTAATTAATGATAAACCTATAACAAAAGTGGTCTATGAACCTCCAATTGACATGTCAATGTGGTTTTAAGAATGAAAATAGCAAAAATAATATATATTTTTGAACATTACGATTATTCATTAAAAGGAGAAGATAATGGCAAGACCAAATGTTACAATAAGAATAGTAGATGAATCCTTATCATCGCCGTTTCAAGAAATTGCTGGACCTGCTGTAGGAGCTATGGTTTCTCGCAATGGTTTAGTACTAAAAATGGGCGTAACCGCAGAAAAAGAGCAAGGATGGTTGCTCGCCGAAAGCGTAAATGATTGGTATGCTCGTTTAAGAACATTCACAGAAAAGGAATTGATTGCAAACGGTATCACCGGAGGAACACTACAAGCAAATATTGGCGCTTCTGCAGCTGCATATATTGCTGCAAGTAATACAACAGGCGCATTAAATCCTGCATGGAAAGGTGAGTGGTGGGCTGTTCATAACTTCTTGCAATATGGCTCCGTGTGCTATGTGGGTGCAACGGGATCTGTTCAAAATACAGTAAATCCATATACATCACTAATTCCAAATGAAATTGATTTTGATGTAATGTTTATGGGAACAACAGGATCAACAGCAGAAAATGATGTTGTTACTGTAATTGAAGCAAAAACTCAAACTGATTTTGGAGCCGTTGGAGTACTTTGCGACGATAGCGTAAATCCACCATCAACAGCACCCTCAATAGGTAATAGTCAATATTTCATTCACACATGGGGAAACAAACTACACTTTGATTCCTCGGGTAATTTAATAACAACAAATCTTTCTGCCGATGTTGCTGGTTGCTTGGCAAGAACAGATAGAGATTTCTATCCTTGGTTCTCTCCCGCCGGCAGAACACGCGGAAGAATTCTAAGTGTTGTTCGTCTAGAAAAGAATCCAACCGAAGCACAACAAGATGTAATGTATGATGCTGGTTACAATCCAATTGTAACTTTCCCCGGAGAAGGAACAGTTCTTTTCGGAGACAAGACCGGAGATCCAAATGGAGATACAAGCACACTTTCTAGAATAAATGTTTCTAGATTGTTTATCTCTCTGAGAAAACTATTGTCTCCTGTAGCAAGAGCAATACTATTCGAACAAAATGATGAGTTTACAAGAGAAAGATTTAAACTTACAGCAGAAACTACATTAAATACAATCAAGGCTCAAAGAGGCATTGAAGACTTTAAAGTAATTTGCGATAGTTCAAACAACACTCCTGATTTAATTCAACAAAGAATATTTGTTGCTGATGTGTTAGTAAAACCAATTACTGCCATTAACTATGTCAGATTGACATTTACTAATAAAAATTTAAATCAACCATTATAAAAAATAGTTAAATTTTTAAATTATAACAGTATAAATATTTAAGAGGAAAAAATATGGCAACAAGAAATTTATCAGAGTTTAGAACATCATTCAATGGAACTAGACCAAATCGCTTTAGAATTGTGGGAACATTTCCACAATCATCTACTGTGTCTGCTAGCACTGCTGGAGGACCACCAAGTCCTTCACAAAGTTCTAGTATTCCATTTGAAGTATATTGCAAGGCAACACAATTGCCCGGTTCGAGCATAGGTTTAATACCTGTTGCTTGGCAGGGAAGAGTAGTTAAATTTTCAGGAGAAAGAACATATCAAGATTGGTCTATTCAAATCTATGATTCAAGCATGCCTAATCATGATCTTAGAGCAATGTTTGAACAATGGATTAACCGAATGAATCACAGAGAAGTTCACACAATTAACTATGATTTAACTTCAGATTGGCAAGTATTGTATG